TCACGCGATGTCCCTACGCTCATCGGGCCGCAGGGAGAACGGGCGACGCATGGTGTGGCCAGACGGGTCGCCCACAACCGGCGCGAATCCGCCCCGGCCCAGCGCGCGGACCAGAGCCCGCTTGTCCGAGCCGTACGAATCCGTTGGCGTGCACACCACGTCCAGACCCCTGGCGTCTGCGGCGGCCAGGATGGACAGCAGCATCCGCGGACCGTGCAGGCCAACGCGGGACTCAACCGGGATACGCAGGACCCCGATGGCCAGCGCGCCGTCAACGACGTCCAGCGCCAGCAGCACCACTCCGGGCAAGGAGCGCTTCAAATCCGACACGAGCTGGTCTACCCAGCCGTCGTCGCTCACGGCGTCCAACACAACGCGGTGCCGGAGATAGGCCAGCCGGCGGGTTGCGTCTCGGTCAGCATCCATCGATGGTGCCATCAGCACCCGGGCGCGGCAGTCTCGGCGTGGCCGATTGCCTCCCGATATCGGTCGTAGTTCGCGTTCGCCATGCCCGGTGATGCCAGCTCAGCGCGATCGACCAACGCCACCGCCTCATCCCACCGCCCGGCGCGAAACGGTTCCTCCGCCTCAGCGAGCAGGGCGCGGGCAGCGGCGTCACGCTGTGCCTGCGTTCGCTCTCGCTGGCTGTCACTCAACCGGCCTGCCCGTACCAGACGACCTCTTCTGATCCTTTAGTGGCCACGACTTCCCTCCATGTTTTGTCGGCTACCCGTAGGGCATGGCGCGCTCAACGCTCCTCCAAACAGAGCCCAAGGTGCGGTGATTGGTGCATCCCTCGAAGGGGTGATGAGTAAACGAGGCGACCTACGCCTCTCAGCCCACGGACCACGCGCTGGGCGGCAAAACGCACCCGCCGAGCCGGAGCTCAGCGGGTGCGTTTTGCATACGCTGCTGCTCCGAGAGTGTTTCGATCCCTGATAGGGGCGATGAGCAGGCACTGCGGGCACCGTTTGGCGCTCCTCGTGCCGATCTTCTGGAGCCATCCCACCATTGCTGAGGTGATCGGGTGATGTCAAGGACCATCGCCCGCTTAGCGGGCAACGGCGGGGAGGCATCTTGGTGGTGGTGGGGCAGCTCCGACGTGGGCGCGCTGCCTCGGCGTCAACGCCCGGGGCCTGGGTGCGCCGCGTCCGCAGCTACGGTCCCGGCTTGCGTGCGGTACGGTGTTCACACGCGGGCCGCGTGTGGCTATCCCTGCCCCGAAACGGTTCCGCCCCGGTGCTGCTCCGCTGCGGCCCGCAGACCAGCTACCACCTCCTGCCGCGTGTGGGTGTCACTCCACACGTGAGTCGCCATCCCCCAGCCGACCTCCGAGCGGCCGATCAGCCAGCTACGCAGCGCCCGCTCGGCGACGACGTACGCCTCCGTTTGGCTGGCGGTGATGGTGTCCTGCGGCTCCGGCGGCGTGGCACGGCCGAGGGTCACCAGGCACAACGCGCCGAGCGCGCATACCCGCCCCCGATCGTCCATATAGCCGTCCACGCATTTGCCGCGCAGCTCCATGACGGCGGCGGCGGCGGCGAGCGCGTCGGCGGCCGACGTGTGCGGCAGCACAGCCGGGGCGCTCCGGCGGGGTCGAACATTGTCTTTACTCACTGGTGTCTCCTTTCGGGTTGGGAGGGGAGGTGCCGACCGGAGCTGGCCGGGCCACACGGGAAGCGGGGTCCCGGAGGGCCCGGCCAGCGGCCGGGGTCAGCGTGCCAGTCACCAGATGGGTTCCGCCCCCGTCCCCGAGGGGGCGGGGGTGTCAGGCTCCGTCGTTGGCGGTCAGACGGGCGACCGCCCCTAGGCAGGCTGGTGATTCGGCTACGTGCCTTTGGCCCCACTGCGTGTGGTTGAGGTTGGTGGTGTGGGTGGCGCACCCGACGCGTACGCGCTGGATGTCCACCGCCCCGCAGGGCTCCCGGGGGCAACCGCAATTCCCATGTGAGGGGCCCACTCCGTAGGTGTGGTATTTGGGCAGCGTAAGGCTAGTCCGGTCCATCGGCTCATCCCTCTCTGGAGTTTTCCGGTGTGAGGCGGGGTTCCAGCTCCCCGCGCTCACAACCAGAACACTACAAGGACACCTAGAAGTCGTCAAGCCTTCTTTGCAGGTTTCTAGGTGGGTTGATGCTGGAGGGTTCGCTCGCTGCCCGCGTTACGAGCTGGGCCTACACCAGGGACAGGCCCGGTCACTCGTCGTCCCCGTATAGCGCCTCGGTGAGACGGTTGATCAGTACCTGGAAGCCGGCCGCCCTCCTCCGCAGGTCGTCTGACATGTGACGCGCAGCCCGCTGCCCCGCCTCGCCGTTCGCGAAGGGGAAGAACTTCTTCCCGGCGCTCAACTGCTCCTCGATTGCATCCATTGCCTGCGCGTTCTCCTCAAGGCTGGCGCACTTGTCGAAAAGCGCCAGACGAATTTCTTCAAGCTCTCTTACACTTGCGTTGAAATTCACCATTTCTCCAGTGATATCGAGTTTCGTACACCGGCCTGACGGTCCGCCCATACGTCCACGGCGTCCACGGCGTCCACGAGGGTTGTTGCTGGTGGGTTCGCTCGCTGCCGGCGTCACGCGCCGGGCGTGCGCAGGTGCGCGTCTTGGCTACGTCCTCGCGGTCAGCAGGCGGCGGTGCGTGAGGAATCGCGCGCTAGCGAGATCCCGGTAGACCCCAATCTGGTGCACTGTGACGACGAGCCAGTCGTCCTCGTGATACGCGATCAGGTCTACACGGCTAAGCGTGCCGAACGTCAGGACGTAGACCTTTACTGGTCTCCAGTCGACGTCGCCGTCGGCGACGCGATTCGCCATGCGGGTGGCCAGGTCCCGGATGGTCCCGGTGACCGCGTCGTGCTTCCAGGTGCCGACGATCCATTCGTCGGCACCGTGGGCGGCGACCGAGATTCCGTTGTGGTCTTCCGGGCCGTAGTCCAGTTCGTTCATGTTCGGTTGCACCCTCTCCTCGTGTGATTCGGCCGGTGCGGGACCCCCGGCTTTCGTTGTCACACCGAACACTATCGAGACACTTAGAAATACGCAAACATTACTAGCCAGATTCTATGAGGGGTGGTAGTTCGTGGCTGGTTTCATGCCCGCTCGCTCGGTCCGCACGGGTGGAATCTCGACCGAGCCCACCGCCACCACCACCACCCAGGGCCTACCCACCGATCCGAAGGCCACGTGGCCCCCACGAGCCATGGAAAACACGTTCCACCACATGCGAGTCCTGTCCGCCTGGTACGGCGGCGACCCCGAAGACCTCGCCATGATCCACGGCGGGCTCTACGGCTCCGATCACCCGTTTTTCCGTAACGGCCCCACCGACCGGCCCAGCCAATACCGAGGCGGTGTCGTCGGGTCCGTCGCACGCTGGTTCTGGGGCCAGCCCACCCCCGCCGGAGAGAAACGCTCCAAGCTGCACGTGCCGATCGCCGGGGACATCGCCACCCTGTCATCGGACCTGCTATTCGCTGAACCGCCCGCTATCGAGTTCACCGACAACGCGACGCAGCAGGCGTGGGACGAGATGGCCGAGGCCACCATGCTCGACGCGACGCTGCTTGAGGGCGCAGAGGTCCAATCCCCGCTCGGCGGGGTGTACGCGGCCATCTCCTGGGACGAAACCCTGTACCCACACCCGTTCTTTCGGATCGTGCACCCTGACTGCGCTGTGCCTGAGTGGGAGTGGGACAGGCTGTCCGCAGTGACGTTCTGGCGTGTGGTGGAGGACCGACACGGCCAGATCTACCGGCACCTGGAACGCCACGAACGCGGCCGGATCTTGCACGGCCTGTACCTCGGTGCCTCCGACGTGCTCGGGCCCGCGATCCCGCTGGACCAACACCCGGCGACAGCTCGCCTCACGCCCGCCGTGGAGACCGTCGCCGGCCGGCTGACGGTCGGCTACGTGCCGAACATGCGGCCCAACCGCCTCGACCGCAACTCCCCGATCGGCCGTTCGGACCTCTCCCCCGGCGTCCTGACTCTCATGGACGCCCTGGATGAGACCTACTCGTCGTGGATGCGGGATCTACGCCTCGCCAAACACCGCCTGGTCGTGCCCCGGGCGTACATGCAGCAGCAAGGCCCCGGCGCCGGGGCGCGGTTCGAGGCCGAACGGGAAATTTTCGAGGCGGTCGACTCGATGCCGAAGGCCGACGGCGGGCTAGAGCTGTCGGCCACCACGTTCGCGATCCGGGTCAGCGAGCACCAGGCCACCGCCGACAACCTCGTTAACCAGATCATCGGACGGTGCGGCTACAGCGCGCAGTCCATCGGCGAGCAGGGCGAGGTCGCCACCACGGCCACCGAAGTGGAGGCCCGCGAACGCCGATCGTTCATCACCAGGAAGAAGAAGATCCGCTACTGGCGGGCGGAACTGGCGGCCCTCGCCGAGACGCTGCTCATGTTGTGGGTGGCGAAATTCCCGGCGCGCGGGATCACACCAGAACGCCCGAAGATCACTTTCGGTGACGGGGTGGCGGAGACACCGGAGGCCCTGGCCCGCACGCTAAGCCTGTTGGAGGCGGCCTCGGCGATCTCGACGGAGGAGAAAGTGCGCCTGCGGCACCCGGACTGGGATGTCGGGCGGGTCCGCGACGAGACACGACGAATCCTGGTGGAGTCGGGCAAAGCTGCCTCGGGGCAGCCGCTGGCCAACCCGGACCAGGTGACCGGTGCCGGTGCGGACGGCTCTGTCACCGGGCCCACGACCGATGACACTGCCGACGATCCCGGGGCAGACAGCGCCCAGCAGCAGCCCGACACGCCCCCGCCGCCGGACAGGCCCCGCAGGCCCGTGGGCAGCGCATCCAGGGGCCGACGCGGACGGGGATAGCCGGTGGCCTCCGACCGCGACGTCGCCGCCGACCTGGCCCGGTCACTCACCGCCCTGTACGCCGAGGCGTCAACGCGCCTCGCGGCCGACATCGCCCGCCGTGTCGCCGCCGGGGACGACTCCCCGGCGTGGGCGGACGAGAAGTTGCAGGCGCTGCACACCCTGCGGGCGTGGACGCAGAACCTCCTCAGCCAGCTTGAGGCCGACTCCTCCGGCCTGGTCGCGCAGACGCTCGTGCTGGCGTTCGTGCGCGGCTCAACCGAGTCGTTGAACACGATCGCCGCGTTGCAACTGTCGCCCGAGCAACGCGCCGACCTGACCCGGCACCGTTCCATGCTGGCCCGGCTACGACGCGCCGCGCAGGCGCAGTCCGCGCGGGCGGCGAAAGCCGCGATCGACGCCGAGTTGCAGCAGGTCAAAGATGCCCTGCCGGGGGTACACGGTCTCCTCGCGATGATGTGGGCCCTGGAATCGACCCTGTCGGGCACGCATATGCCCTTGCTGAGATGGTCGCTCGACAGCTACCGCACGGTGGTCAGCCGCGCCTCGGTCATGCCCGTGATGGGCCTGTCCAGCCGACGCCGCGCCGCGCAGGTCGCATGGGAGCAGCTCCTCGCCGACGGGGTGACTGGCTTCGTGGACCGGCGCGGCCGGCGGTGGGAACTGGCCTCGTACGTGGAGATGGCCACCCGCACCGTCGTACATCAGGCGCTGCGATCCGGCCGTCTCGATCAGCTCCTCGCCCGCGGCTACGAGCTGATCCGCATCAGCGACTCTCCGCAGGAGTGCCAGCGCTGCTTGCCCTGGGGAGCACGCCGTGTTGCGTATCGCGGGGTCGGGCACGGGGTGGATCGAGGCCGACCACGCGATCCGTGATGGCGAGCGCGTGCGGGTGCACGTCGCCGGGACCCTGTCTCAGGCCATCGCCGCTGGGCTGTTCCACCCGAACTGCACCCACTCCCTGACGGCGTACCTGCCTGGTGTCACCCCCGACCGGGTTCCCGAGCAGGTGGCGAACCCGCAGGGCTACGCCGATCGGGTGCGGCTGCGGGAGCTGGAACGCGCGGTCCGCCGGGCCAAGCGGCAAGCGGCGGCCGTCATCGACCCTGGTGCGCGTGCCGCCGCCGACGCGAAGGTGCGCCGCGGCCAAGCCGCGATACGCGCCCACATCGAGGCCACCGGTCTGCTTCGCCAGCGGCACCGTGAGCGCATCGGTACCGCACGGTGAACTGACTCCCGCCGCCCAACCGGGCGGCAGGTCACCCGCTCGTCAAGGCACGCGCGGGTCTTTCCCCTTTTCACGCAAGGGGGCCAAGCGGCCCCGCGTGTTCCCGATGACCCCAAGGAGGGCCACGGAAATGACTAGTCCGCTTACGCCGGCAGCGCCGGCTACGGCCACCACCGCGCCTGGACCCGCCGCTACCGGCGGCGAGACCGACGCACCAACGAGCGGCCCGGCTGCTGCCGTTTCAGCCGAGGGCACCAGCGCGCCCGCTCAGGACGCGGCTGATGCCGGCTCGGCCACGCCGCCGGTCACCTCGCCCTCGAGCCCCGCCGCCCCGGCAGAGCCGGCCGCGTCGGAGCAGCAGGGCAAAGCGCCCACGATTCGCGGCGAGTTCGACCAGGAACGGGCTACCAAGACGATCGCCAACCTGCGGGGCCGTGAGACGCGGCTGCAACAGGAGCTGGCAGAGCAGAAGGCCAGCTATGAGGAGTTCACGAAGGGCCTGGCCAAGCTGATCGGGCTTGGCGAGGAAGAGCCGCCGGACCCGGCGATGCTCACGCAGCAGCTCACCGCCTCGCAGAGCGAGACGAAGCAGGCACGCGTGGAGCTGACGGTGTGGCGGATGGCCGGTGAACTCGGTGCCGACCCGGAGGCCGTGCTGGACTCGCGGGCGTTCGGTGACGCGGTGGCACGGTGTGACCCGTCGGCGGGTGACTTCGCTGAGCAGGTCCAGGCCGCGCTTGCTGCGGCGGTCGAGGCCAATCCCCGGCTGAGGGCGCAGCCCGCCGCGACGGCGGCGCCTGCTGCCGGGAGCGCTGGTGACGCCGGTGAGGCATCGCCGGCCGCCGGGGTGTCCGGCGCTCCTATCACCGCTCCGACCGAGGGCGGTCCGATCACGACCGCGCAGCTTCAACAGGCGCACGAGCGCGGAGACAGTCCGTTGATCGCCAGATGGCACGCCGAAGGGCGGCTAGCGCACCTGCTGTAGAGGCTCGTCAACGCCCCGTTCACCCGGGGGTTGCGGGCACCTGTCCAAGAAATCCATTCCGTAGCCACACGGGGGAACAATGGCTATTAATAGGTTCCGGCCGGAAATCTGGTCGGCGCTGCTCATGGAGTCCTACAAGAAGGTTCTGGTCTACGCCAACCTGTGCAACCGCGACTACGAGGGTGAGATCCGCGCCGCCGGTGACACGGTGCGGGTGACCTCGATCAGTCGCCCCACGATCAGCACCTACACGCGTAACGCGGACATCACCTATGAGGAGCTGACCGACGCGCAGCGCACCCTGTCGATCGATCAGGAGAAGTACTGGGCGTTCACGGTTGATGACGTTGACCAGGCGCAGGCGCGGGGCAACGTCGTCCCGGCCGCCATGTCCGAGGCCGCCTACGGTCTCGCCGACGTGGTGGACCAGTACGTTGCCGGCCTGTACACCGGGGTGGCCGCCAGCAACGCACTCGGCACCACTCAGGTCACCACCGGCGACGAGGCATACACCGGGCTGCGGCTGTTGGCGCTGAAGCTGGACGAGGCCAACGTCCCCCGGCAGGGCCGGTGGGCTGTGGTCCCGTCGTGGTACCACTCCCTGCTGCTGGAAAACCACAAGTTCGTGGACATGTCCGCCTCCGGCACGTCCGAGCCGCTACTCAACGGCCTCGTCGGGCGGGCCCTGGGTATGACCATCTACACGTCGAACAACGCGCCGTTGATCAGCGGCGACGACTACGGCTGCATGGCGGGTACCCGTGGCGCGATCACGATGGCCGAGCAGGTCACGCAGACCGAGGCGATGCGCTCTGAGCTGCGGTTCGGCGACCGGGTGCGCGGTCTGCTTGTTTACGGGGCGAAGCTGATGCGCCCCGATGGCATCGCCACGCTGGTGGCGTCGCAGTCCTGACCCACCTGACGGTGGGGCCCGGCGCGCGTCGCGCGGCCGGGCCCGCCGCCCCTTCCCGGCCCCCGCACGTGGGGGTAACGCGTTCACAAGGGAGAGTTCATGCCTCGCACTGCCCTGGAATACAGCAACCTGCACGCCAACAGTTCCGTCGAGCCGGCCGGAACTCCGGTCAACCCTGGTGCCGACAACGGTCACCTCATCACCGACGCCGCCCCGGAACGCACCATCTTGCGAGTCAGCAACAGCGCGGGCTCGGCGAAAGACGTCACCGTCAAGGCCGGTGACTACCCTCCGGCGCTGGCGGCCGGTCAGGGTGACCTCGTGGTGACTGTCGCCGACGGCGCGACGGTGCTGATCGGCCCTCTCGAGTCTGGCCGGTTCATCACCTCCGGCGGTGAGCTGCACATCGACATTGAGGCGGCCATGACTGGTGAGATCACGGCGCTTCGGGTGCCCAAGGCCGCGTGATGCAGACGGGCTACTTCAAGGGCGAGGGTGGCGTCATCTGGGAGATGACGCTCCCCCTGCCCGAAACGCAGGCCGACAAGGTCACCAAGGGCTATCTACGCCGTGTCAACGCCGACGGCAGCCCCTACACGCCGCCGCCGGCTGATGGGCGGCCCGAGTCACCTGGACAACGTCCGGCCGCGCTACCCGGCGGCGGGGTGGAGTCGTTGCCGGATAGGGGCGCGCTCAAGTCGGAGTGGATCGGTTGGGCTGTGCGCAACTGTGGCACGGCTCCGGATGACGCCGAGGCGATGACCAAACACGACCTCATCGACCTCGCTACCCGCACCGTCACCGCACGCGCGCAGGCCGACTGACCGCGTTGCGTTGGCACTGCGCCGGGTCATGGTTCGACCTGGCATTGATCTTCCGGCCGGGGTGACGGGGGAGCCCGTTTGCCCGCGCCCCGCCTGAGCCCCGGCCGGAGGCACACCTCTCTTTTGGTTGCAGGAGGCCCATGGTGACGATCTACGAGGGTGAGACCGTCACGCCCGTGCTGACGCTGGATGGCGCGTTCGACGGGGACACCGCGGTGACCGTGACCGTGACCGGCCCGGACGGTGCAGGTGGTGCGCCGATCGGGTGTACTGCCTCCAACGGGGGGCAGACCCACACTGCGGACACGACGGTGACCTTCGGGGAGCCCGGCCAGTGGGTGTACGCCTGGTCCATCACCGGCACCGGTGCGGGCAGCAGCTACAACACCGTGGCGGTAGCGCCCGCGCCGATGACGTCACCCGGCGGCGGCCGGGTGTATGCGACCAGCGCGGACTACGCCCGGTGGATCGACGCGGCACCTCCGGCGGGGGTGGCGCGGGCCTTGTGGGTCGCGTCGCGGCGCGTTGACGAGCTGCTGACCACCGCCATGTACGACACCGACGACGACGGCTACCCGATCGACGCCGGGCATCGGCAGGCGATGCGGTTGGCCGCGTGCGCTCAGGCGGACTACATGCGGGCCATCGGTGACCCGTACGGGCGCGGCGCGCTCGGCACGCTGTCGTCGGTGTCGATCGGCTCAGTGTCGGTTGGGCGGGCGGTGACCGCCTCGGGCACGACCGCGCCGCCGCGCTACAGCCACGACGCACGGGAGTTTCTGTTCCAGGCCGGGCTGCTCAACCACGGCCCTGTGACCGGGTGGTGAGTGTGGACGTCACTGATCTGCTGGACATGCACGGTGCCGGGTTCGGTGTGGTCATCGAGCCGTACCGGGGTAAGGACGCCGGTGGCGGTAACGTCTACGGCCCGCCGGTCGAGGTGGCCCCGGTGTGGGTGGATGAGCGCCATCGGGTCCTGCGTGCGGCCACGGGCGAGACGGTGACCGTCACTGCCACCGTGTGGGCGGCCGTGGCCACCGACTGTCCCGTCGATTCGCGGGTGACGTTGCCCTCGGGGCAGCGGATCGTGGCGTTGAGTGTTGTCCGCCGCGAGGGGGGCGGGTTCGACGTGCCGGAGCACGTGGAGATCGCCGGGAACTGACACGCGCCCGGGGTGCGGCTACTTGTCGGTGGTTGTGGGGCGGCCACCGACGCGGTGCTGGGAGAGGGAGTACGCCCCCGGTGCGCATCCACGCCTCGCCGTTGTCAGTGACCAGCCGGTACGGCTGGTCGTCCACCGTTGTCAACAGAGGCCCCTCTCACCGAACCACACGTCCCGCCGTGGCGGGGTAGCCAAACACCATAGCGAGGAGGCCGATCGTGCCGCTTTGGACGCACGAGCACGGCGAGCGTAAGCGCACCGTGCCCGGAACCTACGAAGACCGGCGGGTGACCGCCTCCGAACGGTGGACGCTAGTGCCGCCGGTAGGCGAGCAACGTGCGCCGGAGCCGACATCGGCCGCCGCGCGTCGCCACGTCGGCTCCGGCTCCAACCGGTGAGACGAGGGGGAGGTCGTGGGGATACGGATCAAGACCACTGTTAACACGAAGGGCGTGGCCTTGGCGCGGCGGCGGGAGCAGGCCGGAGCGGTGAGGGGCCTACACGCTGCCGCCGAGTTTGTGCTGAGCCAGGCGCAGTCGGTCACGCCCTTGCAGGAAGGGGTGCTGGTCGCGTCGGGAGCCACGGACGTGGACGCGTCCGCGCTCGAGGGCGCGGTCAGCTTCGACACGGTGTATGCGGCCCGTCAGCATCAGGAGGTCACGTGGCGGCATGATCCGGGGCGGCAGGCCAAGTATCTGGAGCAGCCGCACGCCGCGTCGCGTACGGCGGTGCGGGACATCATCGCTGCGGCCGTGCGGCGGGAGCTGCGCTGATGGTGGGTCTTGTCGGCGGGGTGGCTCACCTTCTGGACGCCGCCGGGGTGGGCGCCTACCTTCCGACGGGGGTACCCGCCGGGGTGTGGCCGATCTACCTGGAACATCAGCCGCCGCAGCCGGGGCAGTGCATCACCGTCTACGGGACGGGGGGCGCTGCCTCACCCGCCAATCAGCCGCACTGGTCGGAGCCCACGTTCACGGTTCGGGTGCGGGGTAGCTCCGATTCGCGGTTGTCGCGGCAGAAGTGCCGTGAGGTGGTCGACGCGCTACACGGCTTGGCCTACACCGCGCTGCCCGACGGGATTTTCGTCGTGGATTGCCAGTGCCAGCAGTCGGAGCCGGTGCATGTGGGCCCGGACCCGAACGGCCTGCACGTGCACACTGCCGCGTTCCGGGCATCCATCGAACACCCATTCTGAACTCTGCTGGGGGATGAGTATGGCCACGCGCCAGATCAACGCGAGGGACCTCATTTTTGAGGTCTCGGATATGGAAGCGGTACCGACGTGGACCGGCCTCGGCGGGCTCCTTACCGGCACCGTGTCCTACAACGAGAACGAGGAGTTCGCCGACACCACGGTGTGGGACTCCGAGGGCTACTACAGCCAGGAGAAGATGCAGCTCGGGTCGTCGCTGAGCCTGGAGGGGCGGTTCTTGCAGGACCCTGCTTCGGGCACGCGGGACCCGGGGCAGGAGCTCGTGGAGGCACACGCGGTGCTGCTGGGCTACGACAGTCAGATCGATGTGCGGTTCCGCTACCCGGGGGCCACGATGTGGAAGGTGTGGAAGGCCACCGTCTCTGTTGGTGAGCAGGGCGGCGGAACCAACGACAAGACGTCGTGGAACTCTGAGTTTGTGCGTTGCGGAGCGCCGAGCGCGGAAGCGGTGGTGTGAGCATGACGACCCGCCCACACGCTGACAGCGTCGCGGAGCTGGACGCCTCGTTCTACGACACGGTCCCGGACGGGGAGACCACCACTGACCACGACTTCGACGCGTGGTGGTCCCAGCGGGTGGCCGGCCGGCCTACCACGCAGATCCTGGGTGTGCTGGTGCCGATCCCTACGCAGGTACCGGCCGAGATCATGCTGCGTCCCGGTAAGGCGTTGGACCTGTCCAGCGATGACGCCGATGAGATCCAGCGTCTGCTGGTGTTGATGCTGGACCTGGCTGGGGTCAACGGCGAGGCCACCTTGGATGGGTGGATCTCCGACGGGCTCGGCTCTGAACAACTGTTGATCATCTTCACGTGGGCATTGATCAACGGGATGCGTCCGCCGGGTAAACCAGCGGTGAGCTTCGCCCGGGTCGCGGGGATGGTGGAGGACACGCAGCAGGGAAAAGCCCCCGAGCCGGTCAACCGGACCGGCCGACGCGCCGCCTCGCGGACGGCGGGTACATCGAAGCCGGCGACGAAGACGCGCCGGACGGGTGGACGCAGGTAAGGGCCCACTGGTTGCAGGTAGTCGGGGATCTGCGCCGTGAGTACGGGTACACCCGTGAGCAGATTGGCCGACTAGGGCATCAGGACCTGGCCGAGGACATCGCCGGGTTGAGCCCACAGTCGGCCTACGCCAGCGTCGTGGGGGACTCGAGACGCAGCCTGAACAACCCCACCGAGGCCCAACAATTCATTGATCAATTCTTGTGACCGTTGCCCTTTCGGGGTGCGTGGGGGTCACGGGCCGCCGGCAGGACGGGGGGTGACAGGTGGCGCTCAAGGTCGGTGACCTCTACGCCAAGATCGGCGTCGATGACCGCAACTTCCAGCGGGGCATGGCCAGGATGCGGGCCAGTCTGCTGTCCACGGCGAAGCTGGCGGCCAAGAGCGCTGCCTGGAGCCTGTTCGGAGTCGCCCTGGCGAACACGGCGGTGAGCGCCTTCGCGCTGGTAGGGGCGTTGACGCCGCTAATTGGCCTGGTGGGGGCGTTGCCGGCGGTGCTCGGCGCGGCGGCTATCGCCGCTGTCGCGCTGAAGGTGGGCACCTCCACTTTGACTGAGGCTCTGGGCGGCAGCGAAGAGGCTCTGGCGAAGTTGACCCCGGCCGCCCGCGCTGTCCACGACGAGATCAAGGCGCAGGCCGACGGCTGGGACGCTGTGCGGCGGGCGGTGGAGGGCGGCATCTTCGACCGCGTGCAGGGGCAGATCTCGGCCCTGGCCGGGGTGTATCTGCCGCTGTTGGAAACCAGGCTGGGCAAGATCGGTCAGGCGTGGGGGGACGCGTTCAAGAACGCGGCTACCGCCGCCCGCTCTCAGGTCGTTGTCGCCGGTGTTACCCGGATGTTGGATGCCACGCACGCGGCCCTGGTCCACATCGGTGACGCGCTCGGTCCGTTGGTCACCGGGTTCGGTGCCGCGTTCGGCGCGACAGCGCCTCTGGCAGAGCGTTTCGGGGCTGCCGTCGGCAAGGTCATGACGTCGTTCGGTGTGTGGCTGGAAGAGGTGTCCCAGTCCGGGCAGCTCATGGACTGGGTGAACAACGGCCTGGTCGCGTTGCGGCAGCTGATGGCGGTGCTCAAGGCCGTCGGCGGGATCTTCGGCGCGGTGATCAAGGCTGCTACGAGCGTGTCCGGTGGGCTGCTGGACACGCTGGGGCAGGTGCTGGGGCGGGTCGACGCGTTCCTGAACTCCGCCGAGGGGATGGAGATCCTGACGACGATTTTCGGCACCGTCAAGGAGACGGTGTCGAAGATCGCCCCGGCGTTGACGCCGGTGCTGTCCGCGCTCGGCGCGATCGTCGTGGCGGTCGCGCCGCTGTTGCCCCTGTTGGGTGAGCTGGTGGCGGTCCTGGCCACCGGGTTGGCCGGTGCCGTGCAGGCACTGATCCCGGGCCTGACCATGATCATCGATGCGCTGGTGTCCGGGATGGGGCCGATCCTGCCCCTTCTAGCCAACCACTTCGCGGCGATAACGCCACTGGTCAGTCAGCTTGGCGGCCTGCTGGGGGAACTCCTGAGCACCGCCGTTACGACGCTGCTGGACGCGGTGGCGCAGCTTCTGCCGGTGCTGTCGGCAGTCGCACAGGTGTTCGCCTCGGGGTTGATCACCGCGTTGGACGCGGTCCTGCCGCTGTTCCTGGAACTGCTGCCGTTGTTCTCGGAGATGAGATCTCAACTGCTACCGCAGTTGCTGCCGCTGTTCACGGCGCTGGTAGATGTCGTGCTGGCGTTGCTGCCCGCGCTGATACCCCTGATAGAGCTACTGGTCACGCTCCTGCCTCTGTTCATGCAGATGCAGGTGACGCTGGCCGGGGTGGTCATCCCAGTGCTGACTGTGCTCATTCAGTGGATAGCGCGGGTGGTGGAGTGGGTGGCCACGGCGGTAGGGGCGTTCATCCGGTTCCTGACATCGGCCAAGGGGTTGGGGAGCCTGGGCTCGTTCTTCTCTGGACTGTGGGGCCGCATCGTCGGGGCGTTCCGTGGCGGTGTCAACGCCGTCGCGCAGGTCGCAGCCACGATCGTCAGCAGGGTACTCAGCCCCATCTATTCGCTGCTGGGCAGAGTACGCGGCGTCGGCAGCTCGTTTGCCAGCGCGGCCCGCAGCATCGGCAGTCAGATCATCAACGGCATGATCTCGGGCATCAAGAGCTCCGTCGGTCGGGCCATCAGCGCTGTGAAGGGCGCTGTCGGCGGGATCATCCGGGGAGCTAAGGGCGCACTGGGGATCTCCTCGCCATCCAAAGTTGCCGCGCGTGAGGTCGGCCGGTGGGTGCCTCCGGGGATCGGTGATGGTGTGCGTCAGGCGATGCCCTCGCTGCTACGCCAGTTCGACGCGATGCGCCCGCAGATGATGGCGCACCTGCAAGTCGCCGGCCCGCAGGCACGACCGGCCGCGCAGGCCGCGCAGCCACCGGTGATCGTGCGTAGCCGGGAGGTCGGCGACACGGTGAACATCACCGGGCCCAATGTGACGCTGGCCGATGTTGAGCGTCACCAGCGTCGTCGGGAGGTCCGAGCGCGAGTGGGGAGGCCACGCTAGATGCCGATCAGACGGGGCGTCGTCGGGATACCGACGCCCGACCCGACGCCCAACCCGCCTGCCGTCCGGGATGTGCCTCGAGCGTCCTGGTTCGCGCCCGACGGCACCGAGGTGCCGCTGACCAGTCCGGGGCAGACCGGCTACCGGCTGTTGAAAGGGCTACGGGGTTTGGGTGGCGTCCCGGTCACGCTGACCACCGACAAGCTGCCACGCGGTGGTGTGCGGGTCCGCACGGTGCGCCGTGAGGCCCGGGAGATTGACCTGCCGGTGCGGATCACGGGCAGCACTCACACCCAGTTCATCGAACGCAAACGCAACCTGCTCGACTGGTTCGGGCAAACCGACGAGCTGGGCGCGGGCACGTTGGTGGTGTGGCGTCCTGACGGCACCCGCCGTCACATCACCTGCTACTGCGCGCATCCGGGTGACACCGACGATGATGGGCGGCTCGCCGAGAATCTGCTGATCACGCTGTTGTGTGAGCAGCCGTGGTGGTACGGGCCCGATGAGGTTTCCGACGAGGCGTTGGAGCTGGCCGACAACGGCTCCTACTTGAGCATGTTCCCGAACGTGTCGCTGTCGAAGACTCTGGGCACTGGGGACCTGGACATTTTCAACCCCGGGCAGCTAGCCGCCTACCCGGTGTGGACCATTACCGGTCCGTGCGCGTCGGCTACGTTCACGCACGCTGACACCGGCGGGTCCTTCGCGATCGATCCGGACTACGCCGGGGATGGTCCGTTGCTGCAAAACGAGACCATCACTGTGTACACCGACCCGATGGCCATCTACGGGCCTTCTGGTCAGGCGGCCACGGGCGCGGTGAACTGGCCCGGCGCGAACCTGTTCCCGCTGCGACGCGGCCACAACCGGATCGTCCTGTCACTGACCGATGCCTCTGTGGGGGCGGGCGTGGCGTGGTCGTTCGCGCCTCGCTACCGGAGCGCGTGATCATGGACACGCACGAGTATGTGGTGTTGTTGACCGACCGAAGCCTGGTCGAGGTCGGCCAGCCGATCACCACCTGGACGAGCATCGAAGTCGAGCGCAAACACAACGAGCCGGCGGCCGGGCTCATCACGGTGCCGGCCGGCCCGGCGCTGCTGGCTGACCTGTACACCCCGGGACGCCGTGCCGTGGTGCTGCGTGACGGCGAGTACTACGCCGCGGGTCCGATCGAGCGGCCGGCGGAGCCTTTCACCTGGACCGCCGACACGGATGGGCCGGACACCGGTGAGATTACCTTCGCGTTCGGCTCCGATTTGGCCGACATCGTTGCCAGGGTGTCTCTGCCGGACCCGACGTTGTTGCCGGAGGACCCGGCGCAGCCGGAGGCATGGACTCGCAGCACGATCGGCGAGACGGTGTTGCGGGACTTGGTGGACGGCAACTGCATCTCCACGTCAGTGGACACGGCGTACCGGCGGGTGCCGTCGCTGGAGCTCGGCACGCCAACCGGCGTTGGTGGTGCAATTGCCTTCCGGACACGGTTTGAGCAGTTGGGCGACGCGATGCGCCGCGCCGCGCTCGCGGCCGGCGGGCTGGTCTTCGACACCGTGCAGGCCGCCGGGCAGGTCCAATTCGTGGTACGCGCCCCGCTGGACCGTACCGGGGAGGTGCGCTATTCCCGGTCGGTGGGCAACCTACGGGGCATCCACCTTGAGGGGGAAGTCCCGACGGTTTCTGACGCGATCGTGGGCGGCGGTGGGGAGGGCGCGGACCGGCTTATCGTCCGCCGCTTCAGCGACGCGGCCCGCCAGTGGGGTACCTGGGAGCAGTTCATCGACCAGCGCCAAACGTCGGATCTTGTGGAGCTGGACCAGGCCGGGGATGAAGCCCTGGCTGAGGGGGCCGAGAGGGCGAAGCTCATGGTCGTGGTGGTCGCTGGTTCAGGGCAGCCGACGCCGGACATCGGGGATCTGGTCACCGTGGAGCTGTGGCCCGGAACGGAGCTGGCCGAGGAGGTACGCGGTGATCATCTTGAGGTCGACGCGGGCGGTGAGCTACATACCCTGCTCGTCGGCTCCGAGGAGGCCAGCCCCGACCCCGAATGGATTCACGAGGTGCGACGCATCACCCGTTCGCTAGCACGTTTGGAGACCATCTGATGGCGCAGACTTCATACCCGTTGCCGCCAGACCGGATCATCACCGACCACGAATACGAGTCGTTGATGCGGCGGGCGGTGGTTGACGGCTGGCAGACCGCACCGAGTTTGCTGACCCCGGGGGAACTACCGGTCTTCTACGCCGATGACACTGGCATGCACATCACGATTCGTTCCGGGAAGCACGGCCTCGTAAGGGGCTTCAAGTGGGAATCGGGAGATACGGACTTCACCGTCGCCGTCGCCTCCAACTCGTCGGGACAGACACGCGTCGACTTGGTGGTGCTGCGGCTGACCCGGCCGGGCTTCGCGGTGACTCTGGAACTCCGCGCGGGCGTTCCGGGCTTGGGTGTCCCGCCGGCCGTGCGGCAGTACACCGATCCAGGGGTGTATGAGATCCCGCTGGGGAGAGTGACGGTGCCGCACGGCGCCACCTCGATTTCGGCGTCGCAAGTGGTGTTTACGGCATGGCAGGTCGATGACGTCGGGACGATCCACGCGTACTCGGGCAACGAGCCTCCTCCCGCAGTGGGCCGGACGTACTGGGAGATCGACACCGCGCGGCTGATGCTGTCCAGCGGCAACGCCTGGATCGTGCACTACGAGGACACCGGCTGGGTTAACTGCACACCCTTCGTCCACGGCCCCACCGCGAGCGGGTGGCAGACTGCGACGAACGGGTTCGCGCGGGCCCGCCGGCGAAGCGGCATCGTCACGGTACAGATCAGGCTGTACCGCTACGGCTCCGATGTGCCCGATGGGATCTCGGCGACCTGTTGTCAATTGCCGCCCTCGCCAGCACCCACCGACCCCTCGCGGGGGTTCGTGCCCCAGGATCTTCTGGTCATCGCCAGCGGCGTCAACGGCTATGAGGGCACTTCCGCACGGTTCGACGTACGGCCTGACGGCACAGTGCGTGTCGGTGCCGCGGGCGGTATCCCAGCGGGCCGGGAGGTCGCGGCCGTGATCTCCTACCCGGTCACCTAGCGGCGAAAGTCTTGTCTAACCACAACACCAAAAGGGGGGCTGCGCGTGGCGCGGTACTGGTTCGGCGGCGGGCCCGCCGACTGGACGTTTGACGAGGTGAGCGCTGACGCGGTGCCGGACCTGGCCCAGCTTCAGGGGGGACTGGTCTGCACGTTTCACAACGCGGAGACGGGCGGCACGCAGTTCGTCGATCTGCTGGACCACAACGGCCAGCCGACCTTACAGATTCTCAGTGAGGACGGCAGCGGGTTGCGCTCTAAGGGGCAGATCCCGCCGTTTCAGGGGCCCGACGGGATTACGCAGATGTGGGCTGAGTGTGACGGCGGCCCCCGGGTGCTGATGGTCACCACCGATGCGGCTGATGTGGTGGCGGTGCCGCGCACGCTCCTGCCGCCGCTGTCGCAGATCGGCGACGTGACCGTGGGGGCCGGCCGGCACAGGCTGTACAACGACTCCGGCTACAACCTGCTTATCTCCGGCGTGCGGGCGAGCGTCGGCACGCCGCCGACCGGCAGTGTGCCGATTCGCGTCGATGTGAACCGCAACGGGACCACCATCTTCTCCAATCAGAGTGCCCGGCCGGCGATTACCGACGGGCAGAGCACGTCTGGACTCGTGACCGCCATCGACGTGGTGACCTGGGATGCCGGGGACTATCTGACGGTGGATGTCGATTCGGTCGGCTCCACTACCCCGGGCGCTGACCTGACGACGCAGATCGCGGTGGAGAAGGCATGACCCGGTACACCAACAGCTTCGAGACGGGGCTGCCGGCGGGGACGACGATCACCACCGTCAACTCCGGGGAAGCTGAGGCGGGAAACCCCTTCACCCTGGCGACCGATTCGGCGGGGTCAACTTGCGTGTATTCCGACACGGGGCCGCGTGGCCTGCTGTGCATGTCGTTCGCCGTGCAGTCGCCGGCCGGGCCGGCGCGGCGCGGATGGACGGTCAACCCGTCGGCGGTGACCAACGCCCAGTACTACCGCCTGTACGTTGACCCGGGCACCGTCACCGGCGTCGCGTCGGTGCTGCGTGGGATGAACACCGGCAGCTCGGCCCAACGGTTTCGCCTCATGGTTTCGGACGACGGCACCGTGACCATGCTCAACAAGTCGAATGTGACGGTCTGGACCAGTTCCGCGCTTACCTCCGGCACCTGGTGGCGCATCGAGGTATCCGTTGAAGGATTCGACGCGCGCCCGTGCCGGGTGCAGGTCTTCGCCGGTGACGCGACCACGCCGACGCAGGACTCCGGGGTGATCACCGCCGATTTCGGGGGGCCCATCACGGAGTTGTGGTTCGGGCAGACCAGCGCCGCCTTCGGCGTGGCCGCGACCTTGGACGATCTCGGCTACTCCGACGAGGGGTGGTTGGGGCCTGCGGCGCTCATGCCGACGGTGATTTTCAGTTGGGCGGGGGCGGTTACCGACAACGCAGCAACCGTCACGTATGCGTTACAACATGTTTCGTCGGTGAGACTGGTCGTGTCTCAGACGCCTACTCTCGACTCGCCCGTGCACTCCGCCGCCACGGCTGTGGACGCGAACGGGTTCGCCAAGATCACTGTCTCAGGGCTCGACCCGGATACCACGCACTGGTACGGCGTCGAGGCCGACGGGATACTCCTGGGTGCAGGGCGGGGACTGTTCATCACCGATCCGACACCCGGCACGACCGCGAGTTTTTCGGTGGCATTCGGTAGCTGCAACCAGACCAACTCCAACGCCGTCACGTTCGCGCAGATCGCCGCCCGACAGGGTCCGTTCGGGCTCGCACGGCGAGTCCTGCATGAGGGGGACCTGCACTACCGCGATCCTGGCGTGGGATTCTCGACCGCTGAGGCATTGGCGCAGTACCGGGCGTCGATGTCACAGCCGACCATGCAGACCATGACAGCCGCGGTGCCCATGGTCTACGTCTGGGACAACCACGATTGGGGCGGCACCAACAGCGACAGCACATCTGCGGCCGGCCCGGTGAACGCGGCGGCCTACCGGCAGGTTGTTCCTCACTATCCGCTGACCACGGCAGGGTCCACGGCCATCTACCAGTCGCTGGTCATCGGACGCGTCCGGTTCATCGTGCTGGACACGCGTTCACAGCGCACGCCCCGTACCGACCCGGAGAGCGCCAGTAAGACGCTGCTCGGTGCCGAACAGAAGGCGTGGTTCTACGACCAGCTCCTCCAACCCGAACCCGTGAAGATCATCGTGTCGGGGATCTTCTGGCGACACGACTCCGCCGACGGTGACCGGTGGGGCAGCTACGCCACTGAGTTCCAGGAGATCCAGCAATGGTTCGCCGCCCACCCTCAGGTGCAGGCGTACGTGATCTTCGGTGACCGTCACGCCCTGGCCGCTGATGACGGCTCCTCGCCGGGCTGCTACCTACCGCAGGCCGGAGGTGCCCCGTTCGATCAGGGCTCCACGCAGTCATTCGAGTCGTGGAGTCACGGCTACTACGCGGGCACGCCGAACACCAACCTGATGGCGTTCGGGTGGCTGGACATCCACGACAACGGCGCGTCCATCACCGTCTCGTACTCCGGCATCTCGGCGTCTGACAGCCAGGTCCGGGTGTCCATGAGCACGCCCTTCACCGCCGCGCCGCCGCTTGAGGCCATCTGGGGCTACCCCCTCTAACCACCACCACGTCACGTCAAGGCCGCCGCCCAACTGTGGGGTGAGCGGCCTGAATTCCGTCTGCACTGACGCAAGGGAGCATCATGATCATCATCAGTCGTAGACAGTGGGGCGCCCGTCCGGCCCGCAGCGTCCAAAAGGTAGCCGCTTCGCGCCGACGCCGGTTCGTGGTCCACTACTCTGCCGCAAGCCCGGACCAAACTCCCAAAGCGATCCAGGCGTATCACATGGACACGCGGGGCTGGGCTGACATCGGATACAACTTCTTGGTCAACACCGACGGCGAGATCTTCGAGGCACGTGGGTGGGATGTGCTGGGCGCGCACGCCTCCGGGCACAACACCGAATCAATCGGGGTGTGCTTCATCGGCCGTGATCGGGCCGGTGTGGTCGACGCCGGCCCGTCGGCGCGCGCGGCAATCCGGTGGCTGTACGACGAGGCGTGCCGGCGTACCGGACGCACGCTGACGCGCACCGGGCACCGCGACATCGGTGCGACCGCCTGCCCGGGTGACGAGTTGCACGCGTGGGTGCACGCGGGAATGCCCGTCGACGAGCCCACGCCGTCACCGTCGCCGTCTCGACCCGCACCAGGGCCGGCCGTGCCGTTCCCATTGCCCAACGGGTACTACTTCGGCCCCCGTACCGGCGGCAACCGATCGGTGTCGGGCTACTACCGCCGCACCTTCAAGGGCAGGTCGGACCGGGCGTGGCTGGCCGAGTGGACTCAACAGCTCGTACGCCGAGGCTGGCCGGCCGCGAAGGGACACCGGTACCTACGCCGGTCCGGCCGGGACGGAATCTACGGTCCGGAGTATCAGGAACTGATCCGCGCGTTTCAGAAGGACCAGGGCCTACGTGTAGACGGACTGCTCGGTCCAGACACCTGGAACGCCGCCTACCGGAACCCGGTGACGTGACGGACCTATGGACCCTACTCGTCGCCCTGGCGGGCACCGGCACCGTCGTCCACCTACTCGACCGGTGGCGCTACCGCCACCGTCCAGCGCTCGACGTCGCGCAACTGGCGCAGCAGGTCAGCGCCGCGGCCGTCGCGCAGGCCCGCGCCGAACTGGACGAGGCGTACGCGGACGCCTCGTCCGCGCGGAGCGAGGCCCGTAGCGCCCGCGATGAGGCCAGCCGCCTTCGGCTCGAACTGGCCGAGGCCCGGGAGGAGCTGGGCGCGGCACGCGTAGAGATCGCGCGACTGACCGCTGTTCTGTCCGCCGCCCACCCCAGCCCAGCCCAGCGGGCTGAAGCGCGTCCGTGAGTGCGGGACCAACTCAACTACCGCGTTCGGGAGGTGTCAGTGACCCCACCGTGACTCAGAAAGGGCCGCAGCCCGAACGGCTTCATCGCCGAACTACCCGACGACGAGGAGATTCGATGACCCACGACTATCTAACCTCTCTAATCCGCACCGGCGTTCCCGCTGGAATCGGCGCGCTGCTGGCCTGGCTGGCTTCCGAGAGCGGCATCGTTCTGGACGCTGACTCGTCCACCTCGCTCACCGCTGGGATGGCCGCCTTAGCGATGGCCAGCTACTACGCCGTGGTCAGGGCGTTGGAGTCCCGCTGGCCACGGCTGGGTGTGCTGCTGGGAAAGCCAGCCATGCCCACGTACGAGGCTGCCCAGAGTAGCCGGGGTACCCGGGGCTGATCGGGGCGCTCCAAGAAAGGTCCCGGTCTGCGCGTGGGCGGGCAGACCGGAGCCCTTGCGTATGGGAAGGGGGCGGCAACCGGGCGACTTGGTCGGGCCAGGGTTGCCGCCCCTCAACCTGCATCGCGACACCTAGTAGGAGCGCGTACGTGAGACGGGTTCCGGCACCGCCACGCGTTCAGTGGATGCGGCGCAAGTGGGTAACCGCGATGTCCACGCGGCCGTCGTGATCAGGGTGATCGACCCTGATGATCTCCCGGTGCTTCCGGGAAGCGATGTGCACTGCGGCGCGCTGCGCGTCGGAGTTTCCGGGTAGCGAGACGATCCTGGTGATCGTGTCGATCGGACCGCCGACATCGCTAGCGGCGGTAGTGACGAGGTACTGCATGCTCTCGGCTCCTCTCGGGGAGTAGTGGGGGCCGCATTTCCGGGTGGGTTCCAGCTCCCGCCCGGGGTGGCCATTCCGCTACCGACAGTGTCCGACATGGTGTCTACTCCCCGTGACCCCGGGGCGGTGGGAGAGCGAGGGGTGACCTACTCTTCCGCCGCCCCGGGGTCACGGGGCGGCGGCTAGGCTCCTACTGCCCGACGCCCTTTGCCAGATGCGGCGGTCTGGCCGATGTCAGCCCGATGTCCGGCCTCCAGCCCGGCTTTGACGGCGTGGCCGGAAAAGCTTCTGTTCACCTTGGAACGACGTAAGGCGGGGTACACCTTCTTTACGCGGCTATTTGTTTCATCTGACCGTTTCCGTAGGACAAGATCAGTGCCGCTACCGGCCTCCTCTTTGACACGTTCCTCGATTTCTTTCAGCCTCCTCTGCACCGCAATGCCGAAGGCGTGGATGAAGTTCTTACGCCACTTTGTCAGGCCCGGCCCGGTCACGCCCTCCGGATTCCTGGCGACCATTGCATGTAGGCACTGCGTCAGGAGTGAGGTGAAGAGCATGTCTAGTCGGGCAACCGCGCTCTCGGGCCCGAACACGTGCATTGTGGAGGCGGTACGGCCGTGCCGGAGCTGGACACACTGCACCCCCAGCGGTTCTGCTATACGGTTCAAGAGCATTTCCATGTCAAGGAGGTAGCGCCCCTGAAGGGGCATTTCGTAGTCGATGATGGGGTCTGATTCGCCCCCATCGTGCTGTGCGGCTAGGGCCGCCTCGATGCCGTGTCGGGCCATGATCTCCATGGCCTTGTTTGTAAGGTTTTCCGCCAGGGTTTGCGGGGTTGCTGGGTCCTGTGCCTGCGCCAGCAGTGCCTGGACCTTGCGTAGATAGTCCGCGCGGTTCAACTTCATGCTCTGCCCCCTCTGCAAGGTTGGCGGGAATCGATCCAGCTCGACCCGCCGCAACAAGACACACATTACCGGAACCGCTAGAAGGTTGCAAGCATCACTTGGGAACTTCTATCGGCTTTGGAGAGGTGGCTCTAACCGGTGAGCCGCCGGGCCCACGGGAACGCACTATCCACTAACGCTCCGAGCCGACCCCCTTGACCAGCGGCAGCAGAAGAAACGCCGGTCGGTGGACACTGCCGCGCCCGAACGTCGTTTGCTGATCCTCCACTCAGGCACGAACACGAAACTTGGTGCGGGCGCATGGGAGCGGTGTGTAACGATTAGCTCACCCACTTGACTCGGGGACGCACTCCTTCGCGGTGGCATCCCAGGACCAAGCCAGGTAATCTCTGGCGTCCACTAGTAAACTTGTTCCTGCAAATCTATTGATCCCTACTCCCCGCCCCCCGGGAAAGCCCTTGTAGGCGGACCGCGACTCACCACGTCGCGCGTGCCCAAAGACTCACACTGAGGGCAACCGGGCGGCGACGGTGCGAGAGCTGTTGAAGGGCTGCGCGGGGCTGCCACGCCCTCCAGACGACTCGCACCGTCGCCGTTCCCTCCACCCCACGCGGGACCAGTCGCGCGGTCGCGTGGAAGAGGGCCCGACGGGGGCCGTGTCGCGCTGATGCGACCGGCCCCCGTCATCCGGTGTGCCGACGCACCTGTGGGGACAGCCCCCTTTACACCTCGGCTGTCGCAGCGCCACGGGGGGAGCGCAAACGATCACTGCCTCGGAGGGGTGAACCCTGCGCCGACATGGGGTAAAACCTTGCTAGAGGCACAAGCTAGAGCTGCTATGTGGAACGCCGACAGTATCGGCGAGGTGACGACGCGCGGCCCAGTGAGGGGTGGCTAGGCCGCTCGCCTGAAACAATACCGCCCGTACGACACGCCAACCATCCCCCCCGGTTTGGCCAACAATGAAGCCCAATGCAGCGTACCGCGTGACCATAACCGAAGAGTAGTCACGGTGTCACGCTCCGGCAATGAATCACCACGTTATGACACTTAATGGCCTGAATATCACTCACCACATGGGCATCACCGCTCCCGCCTCCCACCAGCCCCAGTGCGCCGGTAGCAGTGCGGGAGGACTCGTTCCGTTCCTGTGATCCTTGCTGACAGGGCCATTGAAACCTTTAGTCGTGACCTCCGACCGTCCGAGCAGGCCGGTCGGGTTGTCTGCCTAGGCGCTGAAGGGGGGTACCCACCGTGCGGTGGGTACCCCCCCCTCAGCGCCTAGGCCCGGCATAGACAGCTTGCGTGCACCCCGTAGCGTTGTGCGGTATCCCCGGATAGTTCTTGGTTGTCCAGGCCGCATCGCCCGGACCGCAGACCGTAGGCTCGTAGGGCTGACACTGGATCCTTAGCCAGCCCAGCCAGCACTTCCCGCTTCCGGGACTTGTATTTGATCGCCGGGCCGGGAGTGCCGTCCGCTCGCAGAGGCCGGACAGCTATGCCGGCATTTCCGGCAACCGTTCGCCGCTCAATGCGGTACTGGTCCTCGCCGAGGACATACCACCCGTCGGGCAGATGAGGTGACTCGTCACCCAGCGGGCGAACACCCCTCACTTCATCTGCCATGACGAGCAATTCCTCAATAGCCAAGTCAAGTTCCATAGCTCGCCGGGCCGGAAGGTTCACGTCCATGAGTGTGCCGTTGAGATCATCCCCGTCTTCAGCCAAATGCGCCATTCCCACGATCAGCTCACCGGCGTAGGCTCTTTGATCCTCGGTTGCTGGCGGGAGCTCCGCCAGCCTCTCTTCCGGTGCGTGCTTACCTGACCCCGACTTCTCTTTAGCCGAAGAAGGGGGGAGCGGTGCATTCATGAGGTGATCCCGGATCTTTGCCGAAAGGTCGGCAATGATCGCGAAGGACTTCCCCTCCGCTAGCGCCGCGCTGTGAGCTGCTTCCAGGTCCGCCAGGCTAGTCATTGCGTGTCCCCTCTCGTCCGGGGTCGGGGTTCCAGCGCCCCGACCACACCCCAGACACTACCGGGACATCTAGAATTCCGCAAGGGTAGCTAGATAGCTTTTGATGTCCGTCGTGTCCTGGTCAGGGAGCAGGAGCCCGGCCGAAAGCGGCGAGGACGGGCTCATCGCGGCACCGCCGACGGCGTGGCATCGGCCGACCCCCCTTCGAGCTGGATGGGCAACGCCTGAACAGCCGCCCGCACTGCGTCCAGCTTCTCCCTGACTGCGTCACGCTCGCGTTCGGCCCGTTCAGCCCGGACCTTCCAGTGGTCACGGGACGCGGACAACTCCGTGACCAGGTCCAGGTAGCTGTCGATGCGTTGCTCTTGCATGCGGTCGACGCTCGGGTCTTGCACGGGGTCGACGACGCTCGGGATCGGCACCTTAGCCGGTGACTGCGACTCGACGCCGCTCCCCTGTAGCCGCTTTCGTAGGGTCGCCGGGTTGACTTCCAGACGCCTCGCCGCGGCAGCAACACTGATACCCGGCTCTTTGTCGCGCAGCTTGAGGTACGCCGCGCGGGTCTGTTCCGGGCTGTCAAGGTTACGTGGCTGCTTCTTCCGGCCGGTGGCCTCGAGCCGCCGCGTCAACGTGGACGTTGATATGCCCATACGCTTGGCGGCCTCAACGACCCCGATGGTTCGGCCCTGCCGCTGCTCGGCCGCCACCATCGCGTCAAACTCCACGCGGGTCTGCGTGGCTCGTGCCCTAAACGACTCCTTGTCGACCATCAGTGACTCCTCTGGGGGGTGGGGGGTGGATGCTACGGCCACGGCACCGGCAGTGGCGATCCGCTCCCCGTTGGCGTGTTCGCGTCTCAGGTGATCCTCGACGGCGGTGGCGGACGGAAACACCCTGTTGCAGCGGTTGCAGGATAGACACTGCACGGTCCGTGACCCGTCCTGATCTGGTGATACATCAATGGTTATCGCCAGGAAGTTGGCGGCGACGATCGGTGTGTCACCGGGGCGGCTGGTGTGCGCGTCGTGAACGTCGCACACCGAGTACTGCCCGATACGCAAGTTCTCTTTGTCGAACTGCAACCCCAGCAGTTCGAACCTTTTGGACTTAGGCAGGTTTGTCAGTGTCACGATCGTCCTTCCGGTGACGGCCGGCTGGTTCGCCGACACGTCTGCTCTTGACCCACACGCCCGGACGACGGGGGCACCTGCACGGCGTGATGCGTGCGAGCGATGCGTGGGAACGCATCATGGGTCGTTCTGAGAGGCGAACAGGGCGTGTACATGACTCCATTCCTCCACGGTCGTACGACGAAACCGGGCGGTTCGCGGAAAGGTTCCAGCTCCTAACCGCAAACCGAGCTTAACTAAGGCCATTAGAAGTTGTCTAGTACTACCGTCTAGTTTTTAAGCGGCCCGAAAAGTGGTCCTCATCGCCTCTGGGGAGTGACGCACGAGAATCCCGCCCGGGTTTGAGCGAGACACTACTAGGCCAGATAGAATTCTTATAGCAATACTGGACAGATTCTATCTGGGCGTCTAGTGTGGGTGGTGGCGGGAGGCAAGCTCCCGCGTACCCCCGCGTAGCGGCCTAGCTACTGGGGGGCGATAGCGCCGTGCCGCATCCGCTCGAATCGAGCGGGGAGGGACCGGGAGCGCGGTAGAGGGGTGACCCCGCGCTCCCGACGACCCTCACACGCACCGTCCCCGGGGAGGGGAGCTGGAACCCCTCCCCGGCGAACCGAGAGGAACAAACCATGGTCTTGCTCCGCTCCTACGAGGCCGCCGCCGCATGGCGCGTGGCGTTCGCCGAGGATTTGCCCGGTTCCCAAGCCGCTCCTATCCACGTCAGCCCTACGAGCGTGGTGATCGCGTTCGGGCGGTGGCTGCTCGACGTACCGCACCACGGCGATGTCGTGGTCATCGCCGTATACACGTCCACCCAGTGCCTACGATTCGCCGGAGCCGGGTGCACCGATGTCGGGCTGCGGGTGGATGGTGTCGTCGCTGACGCTGTCCGCCGGATCGTGACCGCCCGTGAGTCCACGCGGGGGGCCGCATGA